CGGTGCAACGTGGATGGCCAGTGCCATGAGTAGGCTCAATATGTTGGGTGCTTATGAAGAAGCCGAGCTGGTTGCAGCAAGAATTGGCGCATCCAAAATGGGTTTTTACACCTCAGAAGCCGGTGATTCGTTCATTGGTGATAGTGAAGATGATCAAGGTTATTTATTAGATTCAGCCGAGCCGGGTGTGTTTTCACAACTGCCGGCCGGCACAAACTTTACTACTTTTGATCCTACCCATCCCACAAGCGCATTTAAAGATTTTAACAAAGCGATTTTGCGCGGTATTTCAAGTGGTTTGGGCGTGGCGTATAACTCACTCGCGAGTGATCTCGAGGGCGTTAGCTTTTCAAGTATTCGATCCGGCACCATTGAAGAACGCGACCAATGGCGTGTGAAACAAAACTGGATGATTCAGCATTTTATGGATCGTGTTTATGAGCAGTGGTTAAGTATGCAATTGCTGAATGGATCGATGGGTTTGTCGATGACTGATTTTGATAAATTATCCGAGATCCGCTGGCAACCAAAAGCCTGGACTTGGGTTGATCCACTCAAAGACATCAAAGCGTCAACTGAGGCAATTAATGCTGGTATTAAAACCGCCAGTGAAGTGGTGGCAGAGCAAGGTGGTGATATAGAGGATGTATATGACCAACTCGCTTATGAGCAACAATTAGCCAAAGACAAAGGTTTGAATTTAAGTATTAACAATGAGGTAAAAGCCAATGAAACAAATCAAAACGGGTAATTTAACTCGTTCATTTAATTTAGATCGAGCGGCGATTGATGAAGAAGCACGCACGGTAGCATTATCGTTTTCAAGCGAAGCACCTGTCGAAAGATTTTTTGGAATGGAAGTGTTAGATCACTCGCCAGAAAGTGTCGATTTGGGGCGTTTGAGAAATAAAGCACCGCTTCTATTAAATCATGATCCTGATGATCAAATAGGGGTAATTGAGTCGGCAGATATTAATAACGGCAGAGGCGAAGCCATTGTCCGTTTTTCAAAATCAGCTCATGCTCAAGAGATATTTCAAGATGTAATTGATGGAATCCGTACCGGTATTTCCGTTGGTTATCGTATTTTGGAAATGAAATTAGAGGAAAGCAAAGAGGACTTGGATACATATCGAGCCATGCTTTGGCAACCTTTTGAAATTTCCAGTGTACCGATTCCAGCTGATGCAGGCGTGGGTGTTGGTCGTTCAGATGTTCAGGGCGACAACTTAACAACAATTACTAATTTAAAAACTAATAAAAAGGAAAGAAAAATGGAAAAAAATGATAACACACCAAGCATCGATGCAGCAACAGTTGCACGCGATGCAGTAGCGGCGGATCGCGCACGCTCACAAGAGATTGATGCCATTGTGGCAAAGCACCCTGAACTTAAAGAAGTTGGTGCGCAATTTAAAGGCAATGATCGCTCTATGGATGAATTCCGTGGCGTAGCATTGGATTCAATCACTAAAAATCAACCTAAAACAGCGGCGATTGAAGATACTAAAATCGGCATGAGCGACAAAGAAGCAGACAGCTTCTCAATCGTACGTGCGGTGAATGCTTTGGTTACTGGCAATTGGAACGATGCAGGCTTTGAACGTGAAGCTTCTGATTCTATGGCTGGTAAATTAGGCAAACGCGCACAAGGTTTTTACATTCCAACTGACGTATTAATGCGTGATTTGAACGTAACAACTTCAACAGCAGGTGGCCACACGGTTTCTACTGATTTATTATCAGGTTCGTTCATCGATATGCTTCGTAACAAGATGAGCGTTGTTGGTTTGGGCGCGACAATGATGAATGATTTGGTTGGCAACATTGCTATTCCACGTCAAACTGGCGGTGCAACTTCTTACTGGGTAGCTGAAAGTGGCGCGGTAACAGAATCACAGCCAGCGTTCGATCAGGTAACTTTATCACCATCAACTGTGGGTGCATTCTCTGACGTTTCACGCCGTTTATTACTTCAATCATCTATGGATGTTGAAGCATTTATCCGTAGCGAGTTGGCAACAACTTTAGCACTTGAAATTGACCGCGCAGCGATCAATGGTTCGGGTTCATCTAATCAACCGACTGGTATTTTAAATGTATCAGGCATCGGCGCAGTAGCAGGTGGCACGAATGGTGCAGCACCGGATTGGGCAGACATTGTTGATCTTGAATCAGCAGTATCGGTTGACAACGCAGACATGGGCGCATTGGGTTACTTAACTAATGCTTCTGTTCGTGGTAAGTTGTTACAAACTGAGAAAGCATCATCAACTGGTCAGTACGTTTGGGGCGAGGGTAACACGCTACGTGGTTACAACGCAGCCGTATCAAACCAAGTACCGTCAAACCTTACTAAAGGCTCAGGCACTGGTTTATCAGCAATCTTATTCGGTAATTGGAATGATCTAATTATTGGTACTTGGGGTGGCATCGATATTAATATCGATACCTCAACAGGTTCTGCATCAGGCACGGTTCGTGTGGTTGCATTACAAGACGTTGATATTGCGGTTAGACATGCAGAAAGCTTTGCAGCAATGCAGGACGCAATAACTTAATATTAAGTTGTTGTTAAGTGCTGGGGTTATGCCTCAGCACTCTTTTAAAGGACAAAATTATGAAAATACAATTATTAACATCAGTCGGCATTAAAGGCAAAGACATCGCTAAAGGCGAGGTCGTAGATGTGGATGCAAATTTAGCAGCCAAACTAATTCTTAGCAATAAGGCACAAGCCTCAAAAGCTAAAAAAAAATCAAAGAAATAATTAATTATGTTTACCGAGGATTTGTCAGAATTTTTAGATGCAACTGAGATGGCAGACAATGCCACCATCGGTGCATCCACTGTGGCTGGAATCTTCGATAATCAATTTGTAGAAGTACACGGCATCGAGGGTGTAAGACCAGTATTTGTTTGTGATGAATCAGACGTAAGCACAATTGATCACGGTGATTCTTTGAGTGTTAAATCTACTTCTTATGAAGTTATTGGCATTCAACCGGACGGCACAGGCTTGACTTCATTAATACTTGAGGCGCAATAATGGCTCATGTAAGGCAATTAATACGCGACAAAATGAAAACCCTTTTAACGGGTTTATCAACAACGGGATCGAGCGTTTATATCAGCCGAGTTTACAATCATAAGACATTGCCAGCATTGGCTATTTATACGCACGATGAACAATCAAGCGATGATTTGGACAACGTAACTTTTGGCTCAACCAATCAACATCGTTTGCTAAATATTGTGGTTGAAGCAAGGGCAAAAGCCACAGCGAATGTGGACAAAACTTTAGACACGATTTCAGCAGAAGTTGAAACGGCACTTTTTGCATCGGGTGATACCACATTAGATGGCAAGTGTAAGTATTTTGAATTTAATGGATTAGAGATTGAGTTATCCGGTGAGCAAGAGCAACCCGTTGGCTTAATGACTATGCGGTTCTCTGCCCTATACAGGGTAGATAAAACAGATGTAACAACCTTAATCAGCTAGGAGTAAATAAAAATGGCAACAGTAACAGGATACAGCGGATCACTTAGAGATTCGTCAGGTAATAAAATTGGTGAACTTACTGCGTTCACTTTAAACATTACCCAAAACAATGAGCAGTTTAATTCATTCGGCAACGCTTGGACATCAACAACAGCAACCACTAAAGGTTGGTCAGTTGATGGATCGGGCAATTACGATCCGGACGATACTTATCAGACTGCGGTGGTGGATGAAGTATTAACCGGCGATGCTTCTTATTCTATTGCATTAAGAGCAGAGGGCGACACTACTGGTGACGATGAATTTACCGGCACTATTAAAGTGAGCGAAGTGTCAATTGAAGCCAGTGCAGATGGCCTAATCGCTTTTAGTTTTTCAGGCGCAGGCGATGGTACTTTAACTAAAGGCACTGTTGCATAATGGCATTTAAAGCGATTGATCGTAATGAAGTTATTGAGGCAGTTTCAGTGGATGATCCTGCCATCGATCAAAACAATTCTGATATTGAAGCTTATAAGGACTCACACGACATAAAGCATTTAAGTTTTATTGAGGGTGAGCAACCAACGGTGTTTCACATAGGCACGATTTCTTTTATGAAGTTTGCAGAAATAAAAGATAAGCACATTAGTTTTGATTTGGGCGGTGAGGGTCAGGAAATTAAAACCAATTTATTTGGTTTAACGGCCGATGCGCTACGATATTCGCTTAAAAAAGCCGACAATTTACCTTTTAAGATTAAGATTGAACGCAATCGATTGTCAGACACCACGATGGATAAATTAGCCCGTTTGGGTATTGTGGAAGAATTGGGCAATGTTGCACTTAATGTAAATGGTTTTGGTGACGAAGAAGAAAAAAAATAGTAGGCGCAATCATACAACAGCAAGTCAATTATGACTGCGCCAGTTGTTCGGATCATGACAAAGAAGTTAGAGGGTGTAGTTTAAAGGCATCCACCATTGTCATGGCACATGGGGTGAAAGGATATGCCACACGCTGTCCGGTGATTGATGCTTGGGAAATAAACGATTATTTTCGCATTCATAAATACTGGCAACAAGGCCATTATCCAAACCCCGGCACATGGGCGCAGCAACCCAATAAGTTGGTATTAATAATAGAGGCAATAGATGGCTACACAACGAATGCAAATACTGATCTCGGCACGAGATAAAGCAGGAAAAGTAATTCATGGCATCCGCCGAAAACTTAAAAAGTTAGGGAATACGGCAAAAAAAGTCGGCCGTAGTATTACCGGTGCTTTTGCTAAAGTTGGAAAATCATTATTTAGTTTTAAGAGTGCTTTAATCGGGGCTGCAGGAATAGCAGGTATTGGCTATTTAATGAAGCAATCCATGAACGCCACCGATGAGATGGCAAAAATGAGCCGTGCCATTGGTGTTAGTGTCGGTGATTTACAAAGACTAAGACACGCAGCCGATCTTGGTGGTTTGGGCGCAGCACAGCTTGACAAAGCGGTACAAAAACTTGCCGTTAATATGGGCGATATGTCGCGTGGTGTTGGTTTGGCTAAAGATGTGTTTGAAAAATACGGTATTAGCGTTACCGATTCAAACGGCAAACTAAGACCAGTCGTTGCAGTGATGAAAGAAGTGGCAGACATCACGGCCGGACTTACCAACAAAACCGAAAAAGCAGACATGGTTTACAAGCTCTTTGGCGCTCGTGGTGCAAAGATGATTAATATGCTTAATGGCGGTTCTGTTGCTATGCAGACTGCGATGGATCAAGCAGACAAACTCGGCTTTGTGATGAATGATAAGGTTGTTGCAGGGGTGGAAAAAGCCAACGATGCGTTTAATAACATGAGCAAAGCAATGGGCGGTGTTTTTGATAAGTTATCCGCTTCACTTGCACCGGCTTTAGAAAAATTCGGTAATTATTGGGCAACATGGTGGGGTACTTTTTCAACCACCATTCAGCCAGCATTTGATTGGATTAATGTTAATCTTCAATCAATGGCAACTAATTTTGGCGGCGCAGAAACATCGGGCAGAGCTTGGGGTGAAACGGTTAGAGATTGGTTAATTAAAGTTACTGAAAATATACGTCATTTTTTTACAGAAATGAAAAATGGAAAAACCGATTGGCAACGGTTTAAAGAAGATGCTAAAAGTG